CAACAACAACTGATCCTTTAACACAACCAATTAATTATTTTCACATAACAAGCACTAGTAATGCTACAACAGGTGGCATATCAGGTGGTGGAGATAATTGTTCAGCAGGACCAGTAACATTAGAGGTAGTAAACGGATAATGGCATACACTTTAACAAATTTAAGAGACGATATTAGAAACTACACTGAAGTGGGTAGTAATGTGTTAACTGATGCAATTTTAGAAACTATAATTAAAAATGCAGAAAATAAAATTCATAGATCTATAGATACGGATCAGAGTGTATTTTATGCAACATCAAATGCTATTGTTGGAAATAGATATGTTACAATACCTGATGATTTAAGAGCTATAAGATATGTTCAATTTAAAGATTCAGCTGGTAATCAATTTTATTTAGAACAAAAAGATACATCTTATATAGCAGAATTTTACTCTACGCCGGGAACATCAGCGGTAGATATACCTAAATATTATGCTAATTGGGATGAAGAATTTTGGGTTTTAGCACCTACACCAGACCAAACTTATGAGATTACTCTAGCTTATGATAAAGAGCCAGCAACTATTACAGACACTACTTCTACACCTGCTCCAGCGACAGCAGGGACTTATCTATCAAATAAATATCAAGATTTACTTTTGTACGCATGTTTGGTAAATGCATATGGATACTTGAAAGGTCCGACAGATATGTTACAATACTATCAAAGCCAATACAATGAGGCATTAGAATCGTACGCGATCGAGCAAATTGGTCAAAGACGCAGAGACGAATATCAAGATGGTGAAGTTCGGGCTCAACTTAACGTTAAACCACCATCAAGTTATAAATAGGAGATAAAACAATATGGCAAATATAATACCAAATAGTTTTAGAGGTGCTCTCTTCGAAGCTAATCATAACTTCAAAGCTTCTGGTGGAAACACTTTTAAAATTTCATTATACACAACTAATCCATATACAACAGCTTCAACTGTTTATTTAGCAGGAACTGGAAATGGTGAAGTAGATACAACAGGTGGAACTAACTATTCAGTAAAAACATTGACAAGATTTGGAGTTGCTTCGAGCACAGCAGTCGCTTCAGTTGATTTTGATAATGTTACTTATAGTAGTGCATCTTTTACTGCAGCTTTTGCAGCAATCTATAATACAGATACAGTTGATGGAACAGCGAACAGATTAGTAGTGGTTTTAGATTTTGGTGGAAATAAGACAGCAACGAATGGTACTTTTACTATTACGTTTCCTGATCCGACTACACCGGCTAATGCAATTATTAGTATGGCATAAGGAGAAAATTTATGGCGTTGGTTATAAATGACAGAGTAAAAGTAACAAGCACAACTACAGGCACAGGTGCGTTTGCACTTGGTTCAGCAGTGACTGGCTTTGAAACTTTTGCAGCGGGAATAGGAAACAATAACACGACTTACTATTGTATCTTTAATCAAGGCACAAGTGAGTTTGAAGTTGGACTTGGAACATTAGATGCTACAAGTGCAAATATAACAAGAGGATCAGGAGCTACAATTTTTAGTAGTTCTAACTCTGATAATGTCGTTGATTTTAGTGCAGGTACAAAAGATGTATTCTGTACTTTACCAGCAAGTAAATCGGTTTTCTTGGACGCGTCAGGAACACCAGTAGGAGCAGCTTCAGCAGGTTTTGCACTTGCAATGGCTGTTGCGTTATAAAGGAATAAAATATGGCACAAGATTTTAGAAACAATTTACAAAGAAACGTTGGTACATCTCCAGTCACTTTAATTACTGCTGGAGACTTTGATGCTGTTATAGGTATTAGAATCTGTAACACTACCACTTCAACTGTTTTGGCTAGTTGTCAGATTGTAAATGGCGGAAATGATCACTTCATCGCAAAAGAAGTTAGTGTTCCACCAAACTCTGCAATTGAACTAATTCAAGGCGGTGCAAAAATTGTTTTAGCAAATGGTGATGTACTTAAAGCACAAAGCAATACTGCTTCGTCTTTAGATATTGTTACATCATTTATTGATACAATTAGTTCGTAGGAGGAATTATGACGGCAATAGTAAATGGAATCCAATACATCGGAGGCGGGACGGCTCCAAATGAATTTATACCAAATCAAGCAGGTACAATTGATGGCACACAAACAATTGAAAATGGTGTACTAGCAGGACCTATTACAGTACCTGGTACAATAACAGTAACAGGGACATTAGTAATAGTTTAATGAGTGAAATAAAAGTAAATAAAATTAGTCCACGATCAGGAACAGCTGTAACTCTTGGAGATAGTGGAGATAACTTTACAGTCCCTAGTGGTGGTACAATAACAATTGCATCAGGTGCAACTTTAACTAATTCAGGAACAGCTACAGGTTTTGCTTCTATTGATTGGCAATCAACAGTGGTTACAGGAGCCACACATACAGCGTCTGCTAATCAAGGTATATGGATTAACACCACATCTAATGCTTGTACTCTTACGTTACCTGGTTCACCATCTGTAGGTGATCAATTAATTTTTTCTGATTTTGCAAGAACTTGGCAAAGTAATGCAGTGACATTAAGTTTAAACGGATCAAAATTTCAAGGCAACACAAGTCCAAACCCTGTTTACGATACTCGAGGAGAAGCGGTTCATATTGTTTACTCAGGCTCTACACAAGGTTGGATTCCAATAAATGATGGTGGAACTGCTTTAGAAACACCACAAACTGTTACAACAAGTTTTTTAGTTGTAGCTGGTGGTGCAAGTGGCGGTACACAAAAAGCTGGAGGTGGAGGAGCAGGTGGCTACAGAGCTTCTTTTAATAGTGAGGCATCTGGAGGTGGTGGTTCTGCTGAGACAGCTTTAGCATTAACTCCTGGAGTTGTTTATACGATCACTGTAGGACAAGGTGGTGGTGCTAAATCAACTCCTTCTGCGCAAACAGGAGCTAATGGCGGAGATAGTTCTATTTCTGGAACTGGTATTACAACTATTACATCAGCCGGTGGCGGTGGTGGAGGAGGAGATCTTTCTCCCTCTGGACCAGGTGCAGCTGGTGGATGTGGAGGCGGAGCAGGTGGTAATGGACCTAACCCGGTTTCAGGTGGTGCTGGTACTACTAATCAAGGTTTTGCTGGAGGAAACGGATATGCAGGAGCTCAAGCTGCGGGTGGTGGCGGTGGAGGAGCAGGTGCTGTAGGAGGTACCGTTCCTGGAAATGCACAACCTGGAGGTAATGGAGGAGCAGGTGTAGCATCAACAATCACAGGATCATCAGTTACAAGAGGTGGTGGTGGCGGTGGTGTTCAAGAATCTTCAAGTTATTCATCTGGCTCAGGTGGTAGCGGTGGCGGTGGAGCAGGAGCAAGAACCGGAGGAACAGCTGGAACCGCTAATACAGGTGGCGGTGGTGGTGGAACACATAATACTGGCAGCTCTGGAGCAGGTGGTAGTGGTGTTGTAATTTTAAGATTAGCAACTGCAGATTACTCTGGAACTACAACAGGTAGTCCGACAGTAGATCAATCAACTGTTAGTGGACAAACAATATTGATATATAATGGAGATGGGAGTTATACAGCATAATGGCACATTTTGCAAAACTAGGCATAGGAGATATAGTTGAAAGAGTGCACGTTGTTTCAAACGATGTAGCAACTACTGAACAAGCTGGAATAGATTTTTTAAATGAATTATATAATACAAGAGATGTGTTTAAACAAACATCATATAATACTTATGGCGGAGAACATAAACTAGGTGGCACTCCTTTTAGAAAAAATTATGCAACAGTAGGTGGAAAATATGATTCAAGTAGAGATGCTTTTATACCACCAAAACCTTTTAATAGTTGGACTCTTAATGAAACAACTTGTTTATGGGAACCACCAACTCCTTATCCAGAGGATGATAATAATTATAAATGGAACGAAGAAACACAACAATGGGATTTAAATGAGTAAATTAGAAGTAGATCAGGTAGATCCGCAAAGCGGCACAACGTTAACGTTAGGTACTTCAGGGGATACAATTACTATTCCCTCAGGTGTAACTTTAGCAAACAATGGTACAGCAACAGGTTTTGCTAGCATCGCTTGGCAATCAACTGTTGTAACAGGAGCTACACATACGGCTAGCGCTAATCAAGGTTTATGGATTAATACAACTTCAAATGCTTGTACTTTAACATTACCCGCTTCTCCTTCTGTTGGAGATCAATTAATTTTTGCTGACTTTGCAAGAACATGGGGAAACAACTCAGTTACATTAACTTTAAATGGGTCAAAATTTCAAGGTAATACAAGTCCTGCTCCAAATTATAATACTACTGGAGAAGCAGTTCACATTGTTTATTCTGGTTCTACACAAGGCTGGATACCTATAAATGATGGTGCTGTTGCTATGGAAACTCCACAATCTTACACAGCAGACTTTTTAGTTATTGCTGGTGGTGGAGGTGCTGGTGGTGACAGAGGTGGTGGTGGAGGTGCTGGGGGATATAGAGCATCTTTTAATTCTGAGGCTTCTGGTGGTGGAGGTAGTTCAGAAAGTTCTCTAACATTTACTCCTGGAACAGTTTATACTATTTTAGTTGGTGATGGAGGAGCACTTTCAAGTAATACAAGTGTAGCCGCAACTAATGGCGGAAATTCCTCAATATCTGGATCAGGTATAACAACAATTACATCTACTGGTGGTGGTCGAGGTGCTGTTAGATCAGAAAATAATGGTAGTGCTGGAGGATCTGGAGGCGGAGCATCAAACGATAACTCTGCAACTGGAGGAGCTGGAACTGCTAATCAAGGTTTTGCTGGAGGAGCTAACAGTAGTAATGATTCAGGTGTAGCTGGAGGAGGAGGAGGCGCTGGTGCAGTTGGTCAACAAGGTGCTGGTCATTCTGGTCCTGGTAATAGAGGTGAAGGTGGCGTTGGAGTTGCTTCAACTATAACAGGTTCATCTGTTACAAGAGCAGGTGGTGGAGGAGGTGCTGGAACGAGTGCTGGTGGGGCTGGTGGAACTGGTGGAGGTGGAGCTGGTAGCCCTTCTAATGGTTCTGGTACGGCTGGAACTGCTAATACAGGCGGCGGTGGTGGAGCTGGAGGAAATGGAAGTAGTACTTCTGGAGGAACAGGTGGTAGTGGAGTAGTAATTTTAAGTGTACCTGATGGAAATTATTCAGGGACTACAACAGGTAGTCCGACAGTAGCTACAGGTGTGAGTGGCAAAACTGTTATAACATTTACTGGAGATGGGAGTTATACAGCGTAATGGCACATTTTGCGAAATTAGGAACAGGAAATATAGTTGAAAGAGTTGCTGTGTTATCAAATGATGTTGCAACAACTGAACAAGCTGGAGTAGATTTTTTGAATAATTTACATAGTTCAAGAGATGTTTGGAAACAAACCTCTTATAATACTCATGGTGGAAAACATAAATTAGGTGGAACACCTTTTAGAAAAAATTATGCTGGAGTAGGTTATACTTATGATGAAGTTAGAGATGCTTTCATTGCACCAAAACCTTTTAAAAGTTGGATATTAAATGAAGAATCGTGTACATGGGAATCACCAGTGAGTTATCCAAATAATGGAAAAGATTACAATTGGAATGAAACAACAAAACAATGGGATTTAAATGAGTAGTATTTTAAAAGTTAACACTATACAGGATACAGACGGTAATAATATTATTAACGAAAATGCTAATACTATTACTATAGGTAAATCTGGAGATACAGTACAAGTTGCTTCAGGTGCAACTTTACTTGGTGGTGGAATTGATTGGCAATCAACTATTGTTACAGGTGCTACTCATACGGCTTCTGCTAATCAAGGAATATGGATTAATACTACTTCTAATGCTAATACACTTACTTTGCCTGGTTCACCATCTGTTGGAGATGAATTAGTATTTTCTGATTTTGCAAGAACATGGGGAAGTAATGCTGTAACTTTAAGTTTAAATGGTTCAAAATTTCAAGGTAATACAAGTCCAGCACCAGTTTATGATACTGCTGGAGAAACAGTACATATAGTTTATTCTGGTTCAACACAAGGCTGGATACCTATAAATGATGGTGCAGTTGCATTAGAAACTCCACAAACATACAGTGCTGATTTATTAGTCGTAGCTGGTGGAGGTGGTTCAGGAAGTTCTAAAAGTGGAAGTGGTTCTGGTGCAGGTGGAGCCGGTGGTTATAGAACAGCTAGTTCAATTACTCTTACTGAAGGTCAAGTTTATACAGTTACGGTTGGAGACGGCGGTGCTGGAGGCACAGGGACTTCAGGTAATGTAGATGGATCAAATGGTTCACCTTCATCTATTTCTGGTTCTGGTATTACTACAGTAACTTCTGCTGGTGGTGGCGGTGGTGGTGATGCTAGTGGCGGTAATGGACTTGATGGAGGTTCTGGTGGTGGAGGTGGAGGTAATGCTGGTGTAACAGGAGCAACAGGTGGTTCTGGTAACGTACCAAGTACAAGTCCTTCTCAAGGAAATGATGGTGGAGATGTTACATCTGGTAGTGGATATGGAGCTGGTGGTGGCGGTGCAGGAGGTGCAGCACCGAATGGTGGAGGTAACCCAAGTTCAGGAGGACCTGGTGTTGCAAATTCAATTACAGGTGCTTCTGTAACTTATGCTGGTGGTGGAGGCACAGGAAATAATCAACCTGGAAATGCTGGTACAGCAAACACAGGAAATGGAGGACAAGGTTCTGGACAAAATTATGCAGGTGCAAATGGTGGTAGTGGTGTAGTTATTTTAAGTGTACCAGACGCCGACTATTCAGGAACTACAACAGGAAGTCCAACAGTTACTACAGGAGTTAGTGGTAAAACAATTATAAAATTTACAGGAGATGGGAGTTACACAGCATAATGGCAAAGTTTGCGAAAATAGGATTAAATAATAAAGTTATCTCAGTGCATTCGATTCATAATGATGTATTAAAAGATGCTAATGGTGTTGAAGATGAAAATTTAGGAATTGAATTTTTAACAAATTTACAC